ACAGAGTGTCCGCCCCATATGCGGCCAAAGAGCCATGTGAAATTATCCTTGGCAGAGGCAATCGGACTGTGACGGTTCTTCTGATTCTGAGCGTTGAGTTCAGCCTCACTGCCGACTCCATGACGGGCAAGTATCTCGGCATTGCTCTGCTCCAAGTCGCCGATGGCATTCTGGACACCCTCGATTTGGGCAGCAAGTTTGAGCAGACGGATTTTCTCACGCAAGGCCTTGTTGACATCCTGATAGCGACTAAAACTGGTGCCCAATGCTTTATTGGCCTCTGCGATGATGGGAGGGATGGCCTTTTGGTTGTTCTTGTTCTCATTCAGTCTACGCTGAATCTGCTCCAGTTGCACTATCTCCTGGTTGTGGCTGCTCTTGGCTATCTCGGCATTGTAGCCCTTGACAATCTTCTCGGCGCCGCCCCACTGCTTGATGAGCCGGCCTACGCCCGAAATGAGCTGCATAATGGCCTCAATGGCAACCATCCACTTAACGGAGCTGAAGACAGCCCCCATGGATTTGCTTAGGGAGGAGAACCCGGCCTTAAGGTTTGCCCACACCGCACGCCAGCCGGTCAGTGTCTGTGTCTGCTGCGCCTTTTGGATGGCCAAAGACTCCGCTGCCATGGCCTTCTGTGTGGCTACGGCATTGGCTTCAAGCTCCTTCTTTTTCTGCTGGTAGATGACCTCGTAGTATATCTTCTGCTCACCAGTGGCCTTGGCGACTTGTGTGGCGGCTGCACCCATCTGCTTGGTAAGGCGTGCCTCCTCTTTTTTGAGGGCTGCAACCTTGCCGTGGGCGGCGGCCATCTCCTTGACAGCGGCCGAAGATGCTGACGCTGCCGCTACTTTGAGCTCGCCGAACCACTTTCGAAACTTAATGCCGGCAAAGATGGCTACGATAGTGGTGGCAAGAGCGTGAAGGTTATTGGCAGCAAATCTGACAAACTCGGTGAGCGCCTCAACGGGAGCGGTGAACAAGCTTTCCGACGAGTCAAAGAACATAATCTGAAAGTGCTCCCATGCGGATTCCAACGACTTGATGTCGTTCTCCATCTTGCCAGTAGACTGGCCGAACATTCGGGAGGTCTCACCGCTGGCCTGACCAAGAGTCTTGTTCATGGAGACAAACTTATCATAATTGTTGATAAGGGAGGCAGCACCAGCAAACGCACGTGATCCGAAGACTGCAGAAAGGGCGTTATTATCTTTGCCGATGCCTGACTTGGACATTTTCTCCAAGGTCTTCTGTAAGCCTTCGGCCTGTAAGGTGGTCTGATTGATTTGTAGACCATATTTCTTCAGGGCCGCCTGACCTTGTGGCGTATCATGGGAAAGTCCCAGGAAGAACTGACGCAAGGCCGTACCAGCGTCAGCGCCTTTTATGCCAACGTTGGCCAGTGTGCCAAGGGCAGCATTGGTCTCCTGGATGCCGATACCGCAGTTCTTTGCCAATGGAGCTGCATTGGTAAGGGCATCACCCAACAGCTCGACATTGGTGGCCGAGTGGGCAGCGGTAGAAGACAAATAGTCGCTGATGGAACCCAAGTCACTCACCTTAAGACCAAACTCGTTCATTGTGTTGGTCAGGATGTCTGCACCCATTGCGAGGTCGATACTGTTGGCTTGCGCAAACTCAAGATTCTTGGAGAGCGCCGCCGTGGCATCCGTTGCCGACAGGCCGTTTCGGGTCAGGTTCTCAAGAGCGTTGGCTGCCTCGGTAGCACTATACTTGGTATTGGCGCCCATCTTGATGGCCTCGTCACGCATCTTCTTGAAGTCTGACGCCGTGGCATTGGAGACAGCCTTCACACGAGCCATGGCGTCCTCGAAGGAACGGCCCGCATTAATCATGGATGTGAAGAACGACCCGAAGCCAAGCCCGATGCCCAATGACCCCATGGTAGAGGAAATGGAAGACTTAAGCCTCTTGAAGGTGTCCTGAACCTGCTTTGCGCCCCTGCTCACTCCTTGGGTCAGCAGGTTTATTGCGATGGAAAGATTTAACTTGCTCATTAGCTTGGCTGGTTATCGTTATCAATGTGGTGGAAAAGGAAATTGGCAATCTCTGCATCCTCATCCGTAATCTCTTCCTCTGCATCCCATGGCAGAGGCATGAAGGAATGGATTGAGGTGTTCTCGGCAAGGTAGGGAGACAGTTGGGTGTAGAGTATGCTGCGGTCGTGCTCAGCGTCACGCTTGGTCTTGGCGACAAACTGCTCACTGAGGAAAGGCAGGTAGTCGATGCTCATGTCAAGGATGGCCGGAGCGGGCTGGCCTGAAAAGATGATCTGGCCGATGATGTCACTCACCTTCTGGGACTCTCCGTCACTGCTGTCACTGCTGCCATCCTCTTTGGGCTTGGAAGCGTATTGCAAGAATTTCTCAACGTCCTTGCTGATGGCTTTCACTTTCTTCTGCAACTCACTGCCCTTGGTGATGTTGAGAGCCTTGCTGTATGTCTCCAGCGGACAGTCGGGAGCATCGATGACGTACAAGAGTGCTGCCATGTCAGCAGGAGAGGTGATGTCGAAGGCAAAGAAGCTATGCTCCGTCAGCCTCTCCCATAAGATGATATTGCCAATTTTAATCATGTCATTTAAGTAAAAAGGGCGGGCATTGCTGCTCGCCCGAAATGGAAACTAATACCTATTGAGGAATGTCATGCTGTCACTGCTGCAACGGGGACAAGCTTACCTGTACCGGTAGCATTGAGCGTTGAGGTGGCAAGGTTCTTGCTCTCACTCTGAAGCTCGAAGGAAGAGATATTCACGCTACCCTTCCATGAGGGACAAGAGGTGTCGAGTGCCACGCCGGTAACATTGCCGGTAGTCTCGTCGACGGTCTTCTTCAGTGTTCCGAACTGGAAGTCGACTGCGTCCTCGCCCTCGGCTGCGTCCATGAGAGCCTTGTAGGACTTGGATTCCTTCTGCTCAGTAATGAGACCTTCGGTGGCGATGGTGTAGCCGTGGCCGGTGATAACGCCAGTGTCCCACATACCGTCAAACTTGTTGGACGTGTCGGTAATGGTGTTGTTAATAGTGAGTGTGGCCGAACGTGCATAAGCGACTGGGACGCCGCCGAGCAAAACGATGAGCTGACCACGCTTTACGTTGAGATTGGAATTGTAAGTTACGTCTGTCATTGTATTAAGATTTTAAATTAAATCGGATTAACCTCTCCGTAATCATAGCGGAGAATCTGCACATAGCGGAGACGGCCGTTAAACTCTGCGGCTTCGCCCCTGAAGTCGGTGATGGCAATGTTGCGGTCTGAAGTGTTCTGCAAGTGGAGCAGTATTCTGCGGACAGCCTCTGCCATCTCGAGGGATGAGTCATAATCTGTGCTGACGCAATTAACAAGCATATGATAGGTCTCATTGTAGACCCCGAACTTGTTGTCGTCGAAGTCCAGCCCCTCATGGGCCATCACGATGTAATCGCCCATGTCGATGGTGGTGCCCTCTTTCTCGAAGTCCTCAGTGAAGTACAGCGGGACAACGTGATCGGCGGGGCAGTGTTTTTTTACCACCTCGTCAGCAAGGAGAGCCTTGCGAACCTCTACTATTGCGTCAGTTAATATGCTCATTTCAATAGTTCAAGAAAATCAATGTTTCTGCCGTCTAACCAAGTACGGTGTAGACTGCCTGACGTACTGCGTCGGCAACCATTTCCTGTGCTGTCTTGGCCTCGTTCTCACGGGTGGACTCCCAGAAGTGGCTACCCTCCGTCCATCCGTTGTGCGAGCGTTGACCGCCATGCCCGTGGTCTACAAGCCACGAATGCCTGCCTTTGTCCGTGAATCCTACCAACATGCCGAGCCCGCTGCGCTTAATCTTTGTGCGGAAGGAAGAAAGCAGGTTGCCGGTGTGCTTGACATTGGGCCACTTGGCCTTATTGGCGTTGATGCTAATACGCTCTTTCTTGCGGCCAACCCGGATGAGATACGCACCGGCCTTGCGATAACCCTTCTTAAGGGCGCTGTTTACCGAGGCATTCTTCTTTGGGTCATTCAGGGCGGCAATGCGCTTTAAGGCCTCTTCAAGCCCGCCAAAGTCAAAACTGACCTCGATGGTGTTGTTAAGATCAATATTGCTGTTATTCATTATCTTGTATCTATTCGGGTGCCCGTGATAGATGCCGACTGGTCGCTTCTGCGGCGGGCAAAACTGACCACCTTGTAGCGGGAGCCGTCGTACTCAAACTCTGTGGCTTCACGCAAGGCGGCATCGTAGCGAAGGGTCAGCACAACCGTACCGCCGCGAAATTCCTGGATGCCGGTCATCATCAGTTTGTCGGCTTGTTTGTCACGCTGGCAATGACGCTCGCAAAGCTTAACCTTAGTCTTACGGGCAGCACCGGTGCTGCTGGTGGTGGTCTCGGTGGTGTAGAAGGTGGCTATCTCTGTCAGTAGTCCGGCTCTCATTCGTTGTCATACTTTATGTAAGGAACAGTCAGAAACTCGTAGCCGTAGGGGATGGAGCGTAGCTGCACGGGAGCGGATGCCTCCTTGTTGGCCACCCATGTTGCGGCAAGTAAGTAGATAGCCTGCAAGAGGTCATCGGGAAGGTTGCCCGACTTATCCTCAAGTTCGGACAGGCTGCGCTGAAGATTGCGCTCGGTGGCAGTCTCTGCGGCTGCAAGATAGCCCATGAGCTCTTCGTCCTGGTCGTCAGTTTCCAAGACTGCCTGTTTCTTCAAGCGTTCGATTGTTGTATATCTCGGTTGGCTCATAGCTTTAATCTTAAAAGGCGCTGCGCCTACTATGAGACACAGCGCCTGGAGTTTATGTTGATGTAAAAGAGCTTACTCCAATTTGTACTTGATGTAGCCGAATGCCGCCTTGTAGGCGGGCATCATATCCCAGCAGGAGTTGATGACAACCTCGGTGACATCCTTGGAAGCGACAGCAGCGCTCTGGGAGTCAACGGTCATGGTCATCGGGCCGAACTGACCCAGCATCTCGTAACCGAAATTGCCGTAGAGGATGTAGCCGTCGGGCACATAGTTGCTGACAAGCGTCTTGACACCGTCGATGGTGTTGGTAGCAATGTCGAGCACAAAACGGCCTGAACCCTTATCCAAAGGCAAGTTGG